GCTTCAACCGTTCGATATCCTTCTTGAAATTATTTGCTTTTACTCGTCTTGGTGGTTTCTGAGACAGCCAAATATCTTCTAGTACAAGCCCAAACAGCTGTAGGAGTGGTTTCATGATTTGATTGGTAATATAAAACGAATAGTCTATTTGTAGTCCATTTTCTTTAATGAATGTCGGTGTTTCTATTTTATCGCCTTGTAACATCTTTTTACCTTTCTCCGTATTCTTGTTTACTATGTAGACAAACGCAATTCTGTCTCCAGATGTCGGCTTGTTACCGGGGTCTCTTTGACCTATTCTATCTGCTAGCACTTTGTGTGCGACACCTTGTGGGTTCTTATAAAAGGAACGCAATGATTTACTGATAATCAGCTTTTCTATAGGCACATTACCATCCACCAAATTCTGTAAACACTGATTCACATAATCGATTGCTTTTTGAATATTTTTCTCCTTCATCAAAATATCTATGACGCCTCCATATATATCCTTTACAATTGGCGCATTGTCGCGCCGTTTCAATACGATACCCATTTCATTGCGCTTCCCCTTTGTGATGTCGAATTCATATTTTATCGAGACATAACGCTTCTTGGACAAAAGACAAAACGGCATAAACGTCTTTTCGTATTCGAAATCATGCGGCTGCTTCAATACTTTGGATACATTGTGACACGCTTCTTGCGCAATTTCAATCGATAATTCGAGCGCTTTGTCACCTAGTATTTTTTCACCGGTTTCCTTGTCCGTCAGATTGAATTTGAAGAATACTGAATCAGTGTTATGTACAATCATGTTACCCACACCAGCAGCAAAATGATGATTCTCCGTTGTTAAATCGTATACGTAAGGTAGCCTATCCGTTGTTTCTTCATGGCAAAGTTCATCATAACCATCTTTATCAATTTCATACTTTTCAATGACACAGTTTTTAAATGGGGTTGGAATTAAACTGCTAGAACTTTGGTGTGTGTCAACTACGATATATGTAAAATTTGTATCTGTCTTTATTTCGACATCAAAACCAAACATTTGTGCTGTCATAAATATTTCCGAGTCAAGGAAACTATTTTGTGATTGAATAGTAATAATATTATCTTTATTAGTGAATAAAACATCGCTTTCTACTCTATTTAATAGATACTTTTCAATAAATGTTTGTTTACAAAACGCAGTTTTATATCCAGATTTAAAATATGGCATATCTTTTATATTTGGTGATAACCAACTACAATTATCTTTAAATATTTTTGGAATACTATGCGCTAATAATTCGTCACCAATATTTACATCTTTTGGCGATATTTCCTTTTTATCCTTAGTCAAAAGCGAATGATCATCCGTTACATCAACATATCCATACCTAGTTGTAATTCTTAGTAATTTTTTGTGTTCTGCTAATTCGTGTCTGATTACTCGAAACAGTTTTGTCCAACCCTTATCTGACCACGTTTCCACATTTTCTAATTCACAGAATTCCTTGTCTTGTTTTCCCTCCTCGCTACATTTTACCCAGTTGTTGTTTCCATATTTTGTAGCGAGTTCTGCTATAGATAAAATCTCGATTAATCCATTTATTCTTATATACACCGGTGTATCAAAAGTGACACTGTCTCCATATACGTACTCAGCCTTTGTATTCACAAACCCATATTTGGTATCCACATTTGTATCCGCATAACATTCTTCTACCACTTTTTTTGCGAATGTTAACAATAATCGCCCAGTCGCAGTTGTTGACGCAGCAATATCGGGCTCATAAAAGGTACTCGTTTTCGCACCTAGTTGACCATAAAGCGAATTCGCAGTCACCTTGTAAGCGAGCTGTCTTTTATCCAACACATTTTTCATAAATTCATCCGGTGTTTGCGGTATCAGCTTCCGCGTGTCTTTTCTCGCTTTCAAGAGTTCTTGTAAAATAGACGGCATAATCGCTTTCTCTTCTTGACCATCCGCGTTGACAATCGGCTGCGCAAATCGACACATTTTAAATCCGGATTTGACCTTTTCTGCTTTCGCTTTGGGATTCTTTCGAATATAGCGATACGTGTCAAAGTTGACATTCACATATTCATAATTTGGCAAATTATCGTATAGATAGGAACTGTCTTCACGTTTTTCACCCGTTTCCGAAACCAAATTACCCGCCAAATCATAGATCTTTGTCCACACTTTACTACTCGGGCACAAATTCTCCGACAACATTGAACTTGGATACAATGACGCAAAATCACCAACACAAACCGGATCATCTAAATACAACCCACATTTCGGTTCTAAGACAATCGCGCCTTCATATCCGTCGTCTTTCGAACCCTTGTCAATACAAGGCATCAATACACCCTTTTCTCTACATTTTTTTGCTACATAGCTCGTCAGCTTAATTCCTTGACCTCTGAATATCAAGAAACTCATCGGTACGCTACATAATTTTGACATCTCCACCAAATCAGTTACGACATCCACTTTATTAAACAAGTAGTGAACTAGATTACAATCTTGAATACAGTATTTCGCAATGATCGCACGCGACGATGGTCCCTCATTGGTCATGCGGAAAATATCCTTAGGTGTCACATCATCTTTTGCTAGACCCCACTTGACTTTCTTACCGGTCGGATTCTCATGACCCGACACTTCAAACCATGATTCCTCCTTACACATTTTGGTGACCTTGAATTTTTGACCATCCTTATAATAATCACTGCTGTGATTGATTTCTTCAAAGTGAATGTAACTCTCCTCTTGTAGCCCAGTCATATTGTTTGTTTTGATTCGCGTACAAAATTTCTCTCTTGTATCGCTTATATCATTATTTGTGGTATGTACAATGCTTTTCACTTCATCTCCAATAAAATGACTGCCAACGTAATCCAATTTATAAGACGTCAAGTTCTCCGTGCGCCGAAACCAATTCAACATATCGATTTGAAGCCGACCATTCATCTTAATGATTGCTAATTCATAGGTTCCGGAAGCGAGCGTAGTAGAACTACGATCAATATCTATTTTTTTCGGATTTTTATAATCAGTCGTAGCACACAATTCATCGCGATTTCTAGACAATTTAAGAAAGTCTTCGACGCAATCCAGCTCTTGTGACCGACGAAACATGAATTCATAATCGAAACTAAAGATATTGTACCCAATAATGATATCGGGATTTTCTTTTTGAACCAGTTTGGCCCAAGCGACAAGTACATCTCGTTCTGAGTCATATGTTTCAATTTCCGAATGCGCTACTTGACTGTCAATAGAATCGCACGAGTTCAACACAATACAATGATTCAAATACGGGTCTTGTTCGCCGTATTTTAAAAAGGTGGAACCAATAAATGTCACTTTATCGCCTTCCAATGCGGGGAAGTTATTTCTTAGAGAGCAGATGAGCTCTGTTATTTTGCCTTCTCGTTCGAATTTTTTATCGCACATAATGTCTACGATAGTAGAGTTCTTGTTTTTATACGTGTTTTGGAATCCAGAGTGAATCTTAAAGTATTTACCTTCCGGTTCTTCTGCTGGTTCATCGTCGGAATCGTCGTCGTCGTCTGAACCGCCATCCTTTTCAACGTCTTTCTCTTGATTCATTGTCGCTTTATTCGCATTTTCAAAAAGTGATTCGATTAAATGCTCGTCGCTGGTAGTATTACGGTCTCTAACCAAAGTCTTAAGCCACTTTTCAGTTCTTGCGTCCAAATCTTCTTCCCCAACAATCTGTTCTTTCGGATACACCAAGTCGATGTTCGACATTTTGCTGAATCCAAATGCGGATCGAATGATTTCACGCAAAATCGGTTTACAGATTTCTTTATTGACTTCGCCGATACTTGAAAAGTGATCAACAATATTCGTAGCCAATTTTTTATATGATTTGACGGGCACTGGGAAGTCACCATGACTGCTCGATGCTTCAATATCAAAACTCATAATTTTATAAGGCACACGGTCCTCCTTATGATTCAGTGGAATGATATGTTTGGAACTGATAACAAATTCTTGGTCGCATGTTGTCGTTTTATTTATACCGGATATTTGTACCGTCTTTTTACACGGCAGCGCAACCCAGCCGGAAGGACTGATTTCCCGAATGTGGAAGAATCGAAGTAGAGGCGGAATGTTAGCTTCATACAATTCAATGTGCGTATTCTCAAAAACATATCCATCACTAAGCAGCTTGCGTTCTTTTTCACCGTCTTCGCCAATTGTGTCTCTGTACCACAGATTTTTCACCTTGTTGTAAACCGTAATATTCGCAAATTTTATCTCAATGAATCTGTGATTTTTGCCGGCATCGAACCCATATAATTTTTTACGCTCAATCAACTTACAATCTACAATCGCATCTTCGTAATACTTACCTACCTTTGTTTTTAAATGACTGTGAAACGCTTTCTTCTTGGTTTGCCCCCAATTCTGAGATACTTTGACATAAAAGAATGGCTGAAACTCTTCGACTGTTATGGATGCGGTTTCGCCTTGCTCATTAATACCGAACATCTGTATAGTAAAACGACCGTTGTCTTTATTGGAATAAGTCTCATCGTCAGAGTCCTTATCTAGACTCTTGTCGTTATAAATGTTAAAATCGAATAATTTGAAAATGTATTCCATTGTTGATATATAAAATAACATACTGAACTATTTCTAATTCAATTTTTTACATTTATCGTTTTCTAATACAATAAAAAAACTAAATAAAAGATAAGAAATAAGAAGTAATAAATTAGTTATTTACTTACAGAATGCTCATTTTCCAATAATGTAATGATTCTTGTGACTTGTTCCTTTTGTACAGTTGTTTGCGGAGAAGTGACGTCTAGACGAACGTGTCGTTGTTTGTGAACGTGTTCGCAGTATTCCAATGCGTCAACAGCGTTCAGCCGGAACATCAAATGTAGAACGAGGCAAACAATGACGCCAGTGCGTCCATGACCTCCCCAGCAATGTAAATATACTTTTTCACCGTTTTTTAAACACTGTACGACCGTTTGTGCTGCTTCCAGCGTTTTCTCATCTGAAATCGTTTTCAAGTCTTCGATAGGGAAGTGTAGAAATTTGACATCGTTACTATTTAAGTCGGTTTTGAGTGCCGGATACTTTTCTTTGTTTTCCAAAATGTACTGAACGTCTTTAAAATAAGGACGGCGGCCAGTATAAGACCAAACAAATCTTGGCAATGCGGCGTTGTATTCTTTTTGCATACATACAAATGTTGTTACACCCTTATTCAAAAGTGTAATTAAATTATGAATATTAGCAGTGTCATTACTGTCTCCCGGAAAAGCACCGGCATATAGTCCATCAAATACCTTGTTGCTCTCTGGTAATGGGCCTACATACTCGTCAAAATTGATTTCTCCGATAGGTGTTAGTAGGGTTTCTTCTGTTTCTGTTTCTTCAAAATTAGAAGAATCGTACAACATTTTTGATTGAGAAATGAATTCCATTTTAAACTAGTAATATATTGGACGATTCCATTTTAAAAATGGAATCAATTTTTTGTTAGTTTATTTTAGACCTTTTTACATTTCAAACGCCTATTATTATATATTTGTTAAAAATAATAATATATATACATATATATACATATATAATGCTTGATAAATCTTTATTTATATGTTATTCAACACCCAATTATTCCAAATTAACAAACCTATGTTTAAATTCATTACATGAAATAAATGTTAACAATATTAACCATATGAAAGATGATAATAGTATATTGTTTGAAAAAACTGGATTTCAAACAGAATTATGGTATTATTGTGTTAGAAATAAAATCAATCATCTCATTAATGTTCTAAAAAATTATGATGGTTTAAATAATATAAAATATTTTATTTTTACTGATTGTGATATTATTTATATAAAAAAAAATATAAATGAGTGGTATAATTTAGAAAACTATATTCAAAATGAAAATAAAGATGTATATTTCATGAGAGAAGGTTTGACTAATGATGTAAATAGTGG